ACAATTTATGTCGCCGTATCAACAACAAGTTATTGATACATCATTAAGAGCATTTGATGAACAAGCACAAAGACAAGAACAACGGATCAGAGACCAAGCAGCGGCCGCTGGTGCATTTGGTGGAGGAAGACAAGCCGCGTTGGAAGCAGAATTTAGAGCAGGAAGTGATAGAGAAAGAGCATTACTACAAGCAGGTTTATTACAACAAGGATTTGAACAAGCACAGCAACTAGCTGCACAAAGATTTGGTCAACAACAAGGTTTAGCACAGCTATTACCAGGATTACAAAGACAAGACGTTGGAACTTTAGGTCAGCTGGGCGCGCTGAACCAAGCTCAACAACAAGCACAACTTGATGCACAAAGAGAAGCTACAAGAATGGCAACCTATCAACCACAAGAACAAGTAGATAGATATGCAAATATTGTTACTGGAATCATGGGTGGTTATCCAGGTCAAACACAAACAACTAACGTACCTAATCCTACACCACTACAAACAGCTCTTGGAGTGGGTACAACATTAGCTGGAATATACGGAGCTGTTACAAATCCAGGAAGTATAAATTTTAAATTTCCAGGAACTTAATATGAATAGAACACTTAAAAGACCTATGTTTAGAATGGGTGGTTCTGCTAATGAAGGCATAACCTCTGGTTTAGGTAGACCTGGTTATAAAGACGGAACTCCTTATGATAAAGCTTTGGCTACAACGAAACAAGCCATGCAAGACTTAGATAAGTTTAGAGGTGAACAAACACCTTTTGCAGCATCTGGATTGCCAGGATTTTTAACTTCATTTGGTTTAAATTTATTATCTCAAAGTCCAACAGGAAATATTTTTCAAACAGCAGCAACTGCCGCTCAAGAACCTTTTAAAAATTTACAACAAGCACAGTTGTTGGATAGAGAAAGAAGAGGACAAAGAGCAGAAGATTTATTCACGAGTGCACTAGCTTCTGAATATGGTTTAAAAGAAGCAGAGATAGATGCAGCTTCAGGAACTAGTGGCAGAGATCCTTTTAAATTTGAAAAAGAAATAGAAGTTTTAGAAAAAAGAATAACAGCTAACAATACTTTGGAGGCAGAAAATACAAGATTACAAGAAGAAATAAATTCTTTACAAGCCGGTTTGAATAATCCAAATGCAAATCAATCTGAAATAAATTCACAGATACAACAAAAACAACGAGCTTTAGACAGTAATAATTCTACGATTGAAATTAATAAAACAATTATTGATCAAATTAAAGGTGCAGATGAATTTAAATTAGCAGAAGCTGCATATATAATAGAAACATATGGTGCTGATTCAAAAGAATATGAAGAATTTAAAAGAACAGGTAAACTACCTAGAGTAGAAAGCGCTGACGGTGGTAGAATAGGTTATCAAATGGGTGGGTCACCTATGATGCCAGAAGTTGCAAAAGCAGACGAAGATCAAGTCGAAGACCTGTCATACAACGAACTAAGATCAAGATTACCACAATCAATAGATAATGACGTAGTGCAACTGATTGCAAATAGTAAACAAGCTTTATTAGATTTTGCAAACATAAGAGATCAACAGGATGTTGATGAATTCAACCAAAGATATAACGTAAGTTTGAATATATCACAGGAGGGTTAAATGGAGCCCTTTGGTAAAAAGAAACAAGAAGAAGTAGGCGTAAACGTCTTAAAAGAAGCCTTAAAAAATCAATTAACTAAAAAGAAAAAACCCGTAAAGTTTACATGGAAAGGTTTTGCTGATCTTACATCTAGTTTTTTAGAAACAAATCCATTTGATAAATTAAAAATAGAAAGAATCAAAGAATTACAAGAAGGTTCTGAAGCCAAAGAAAAAGACTATATAGATTTTTTTGAAGACATAGAAAAAAGTTTGTATGGTGGTGTTCAAGATTTAGGATATGCAATAGGTGATCTGCTAACATCTGGCATAGACGCTGCTGTAGATACAGATTTAGGTGAAAAATTAACAGAAACATATGAAAAAAATAAAATAAAAGATCCTGAAACATTAACAGGAGAAGTTACAAAAGTTCTTACACAATATGGTATGCCTGGTGGTGCAGCTTTTAAAATATTAAATAGATTTAAAATATTTCAAAGAAGTAGAAAATTAGCAGCAACTGGAACTAAAGCTCAAAAGGCATCACAGATTGCAAAAAGAGCTGGATACATGGCTAGTGCTCTTGCTGCAACAGACTTTGTTGCATCAACACCGGATAAAGAAACTTTTTTTGTAAAAGAAGAAGATACAAAAGGATTGAGTGGTAGAGATCTTGCATTAGCAAGACTTAGAAACAGAGTTAGATTTGGTGCAGAGGGTGCATTAATTGGTGGTGGTTTCTCTATGATTGGTAAACCATTAGCTCTTGGTTTTAAATACGGTATTTTTAAACCTACTGCAAAGGTAGCAGGTATTGGACTAAAAGCAGTAGACAAGGCTGTTGTATCACCAATCACGTACCTTGGATCAAAAGCAATACCAGAACCTGTAGGAAGAGGTGCGAGAAAAGCTAGTGCATATGTTATAAATAAAGCACTTACACCACTAAAAATAGGAACAGGCACAACAACAAAACAATTACCAAAATTTCAAGAATGGAAATTATTTAGTAAAGACAGTAGAGATCCACTACAAAGAAGACTGAAAACTTTATCAAACTTTTTAGAAAAATTTACATCACAAGGTAGACTTACAGGTTTAGGTTATCAAATATCATCAGAGGCTAGAAGAGAAATAAAAGCACAATCAAGAACAATAGAAAAGTATTTAGAGTCTATTGAAAAGAAAGCATATAACTTAGCCGAAGATTTTCAAACAAAACACAATACAAAAACTGCCTCAGAAGCTAGTCAAGATTATTATTTAGATCAAGTGCTTGGATATTTAAAAGGTAATGTTAAGTTAAAAGCTCTTGCACCTGAAATACAAGGAAGTGCAAAAAGTTTAAATGATGAATTGTTACAAATAAAGAAAAATTTTGCTGATCTTTTACCTGAAGGAGACTTAAAAAAATTTATGTTGGATAATTTAAAAACATACATGAGACAGTCTTTTGCTATATTTACGAATCCAAATTATCAACCTGATAAAAAAATATATGATGGTGCAACCAACTGGATTACAAAAAATGTAATAGATAAAAACAAAGATTTAAGAGAAGAGGCATTAAAATTAAAAACTAAAAAAATGACTAACAAGCAGGCTATTGCAGAATATGCTGAGTCATTAACAGACAAAATATTAAAAGCAGGAAAACAGGATGGTGCAGACCCACTACAAGTATTACGAAACATAGCAGGTAAAGACTTTTTAAGAACTGATAGAATGATACGATCAGGAGAGGAACTACCAGATGTAATTAGAAAATTATTAGGACAAGAAGATAATTTAAAAGCTTCTGTATTAACCACAACATCACATGCAATTACACATGCTGTTAATAAAAAATCTTTTGATAAACTGGCTAAAATAGGTTTAGATGAAGGATGGTTATTTAGAAGTAAAGCAGCAGCTGATGCTAAAAGATATTTTGATGCAGAAAAAATAGGTGATGTAAAAAGTTTAGGTTTATTAAAAAGTGACATGTCTAAATACTTTGCAACACCAGAACTTACACAAGTTTTTAGACAGACAAGAAAAGGTTTAGATACCTGGATACAAAACAGTGTTTATAGAAATATATTACAGTTAAAAGTAGCAGCACAGTACGGTAAAACTGTATTATCACCAGTTACACAGGTACGTAACGTATCTTCAGCAAGTTTATTTCCATTAGCAAATGGACATATAGGTGGTAGGTCTTCTGTATCGGAAGCTTTAAAAATGACAATTGATGACATATTTGGTGCTGGTAAAGTCATAGATGAAGACACATTTATAAAAAATATAGAAAACAAAATACGTTTAGGTGTGTTAGATGAGAACATTGTAGCATCAGAACTTAAAGCAGTATTACAAGAGATTAAAAATACCAAAGGTTTAACGAGTATGGATAGAATTATTAGAGCTTTATCTGATGGTAAGTTTGCATTTTCAGATGAGTCTATGCAAAGTTTAGGTAAAAAGGTAAGTGGATTTGGTAAAGGAGCAGCTAGAGTTTATGCTGGAGGTGATAACCTTTGGAAATGGTATGGTCATGAGTATGTAAAATCACAACTACGTAGTGTTTATAGTAAAACGAATGATATATCTAAATGGTATGATGAAATAGTGGGTAGAAAATTTGATCCTGTAAATACATTCACAGGTAAAGTAAAAACTTTTGATGAAGCAGTAGATGAAGCTGCAGCATGGTATATTAGAAATACATATCCAACATATAGTAAAGTTCCAGAGTTTGTACAGTCGATAAGAAAATTACCATTTGGTAACTTTGTATCGTTTCCTGCTGAGATGATAAGAACTACATACAACATTATAGAATTAGGAGCAAAAGAGGCAACATCTGCAAATCCTAAATTAAGACAAATGGGTCTTAGAAGATTATTAGGAGCTTATGTAACTTTAACTGGCACAGGAACAGCTGTTGGTAAGACAGCACAAGCATTAACAGGTGTTACCATGGAAGAGATAGAAGCATACAAAAGAAGTTTGTCAGCACCATGGGAAAAGAGAGCACAAATTATACCTATAAATAAATGGAAAGATGGTATTGGAAAAGCAATAAATTTTTCATACTTTAGTCCATACGATACTGTAACAAAACCAATAGAAGCCATGTTTAAACAATGGCAAGAGGGAACTTTAAAAGGTGAAGCTACAAGTGATAAATTATTAGCACAAGCATTTGGTCAAGATGGCCCTCTTAGAACTTTATTAGATCCTTTTGTTACACAGTCAATTGCATTAGAAAGATTTACTGACGTGTTACCAGCAGAGATAGGTTTAGGTAACAGGGGTGGTGTGACTAAAACTGGTGCGAAAGTATATTCACAAACAGATACGGCTGGAGACAAGATTGCAAAAAGTTTTGTGCATATATTAAAAGGTATAGAACCAGGTGCTGTTACAACTGGTAGAAAGTTAGTACAGGGTCTAGAAGAAGATGTGCAAAGAGGTGGTCAACCAATATCATTAAGAGATGAAATACTTGCACTACTATCGGGTATTAGAATTATAAATATAAATACACCACGAACAATGCAATATAAAATAACAGAATACAATAACAATAAAAGAAGTGTAACGGCTACAGAAAAATTTTTTAGTTTACAAGATTTTAGACAAAGAGGTCCTGAAGTTATGGTTGAAGAGTTTAGAGATATACAAGATGAAAATTTAAAAGTTAACAAAGAGTTTTATCAGGTGCTAGAAGACGCACAAACTATGGGTGTAAGTCAACAAAAACTTAGAAAGATTATGAAAGAAAGAGGTATATCATCTAAAAATGCAAGTAAATTGTTGAGAGGATTTAACATACCTTATTCAGGTTACGATGGTCGTATGAAAAAAAGAGTTAAAGATGCAAAAAATTTATCGAAAGAAATAGGTGAAGGTAATATTAATAGAAATTATTTTTATCCTAAAGCTAAATTTAAACAAATAGAAAGAGAATACAAAAGAAAAAGATTATTACCTGAAGATGAACAACCAGGTATAATTGAAAGAGGTATAGATACCATTCAAGATTTATTTGGTGAAACACCACAGGTGCAACAAGAAACACAAGTAAGCAATATACAGACACCACCACTACCAAATACGCCAATGCCAAACGTACAAATGACACAAGCAAAGGACCCTAGAACTAACTTGACAAGAACAGAGAGTGCTTTACTATCACCTTCTGAACAACTTATAGCGAGTAGAACATAATGAATTACAGTATTGACAGTTTGGGCGGTATGATAGGCGTGTCCTATCGGGTATCTTTTGTGGCGGGGGTCACAGAATAATGGCTAGAAAATCTGCATTACAAAAAATAGAGGATCATGAAAAACTCTGTAGAATAATGCAGAAGCAAACGTTCGAACAAATAAAAGAAATGAAAGAACGTATTAGAAGAATTGAATACATGATTGTAGGAGGAATGGGGTCACTCATTTTAGCTTTAATCATGAATTACATGAAATAATGAATCTCTCACGAAACTTCAGCTTACTAGAGCTTACCAAATCAGACACAGCTATACGTTTAGATATAGATAACAATCCAAACGCAGATCAAATAGAAAAACTAAAAGCATTGTGTGAAAATATTTTGCAGCCAGTGCGTGATCACTTTGGTAGAGTCAAGGTTACGAGCGGGTATCGTTCTCCTGAATTATGTGCAGCGATAGGTAGCTCTGTAAATTCACAGCATGCCAAGGCCGAGGCCGCAGACTTCGAGGTTTTAGGCGTAGACAACGCTGAAGTTGCTGATTGGATAAACATGAATTGCACGACAGATCAGCTAATACTCGAGTTCTATACTCCAGGTGAGCCTAACAGCGGGTGGATTCATGCATCTTACGTAGAGTTTCAACCAAGAGCACAATACATGAGAGCTTACAAAGAAAACGGTAAAACAAAATACAAACCAATTATCGGTAGAGCTGTAGATCTAGTTTAGATCCATTCTTTTAATTTTTCACCCATAACTTCAGACGCAATATTAATCTTATCACGTAAAGCTTTTACAATCTTTTCATCAACTGTATCTTCAGCGATGATATCAATATATGTTACAGTTTTTTTCTGACCTATACGGTGTGCTCTATCCTCTGATTGTAGTCTTTTCTCCAAATCATAACCATTAGAATAATAAATTACAGTGTTTGCTTGTGTAAGTGTAATACCATAACCACCTGTTTGTGGTGTGCCTATCAAGAATCTACACTCTGGATCAGTTTGAAAACGTTTAATATTTTCTTGTCTTATCTCTTGTGGTGTCAAACCATAATAGTGCACATAACATTTATCACCAAACTTCTTTGTAAGTTGTTGTATAATATCTCCAACACTCATTTGATAGTTGGCCCAGATAATAGCTTTACCCTCTGTCTCTTCAAGAATAGACATCAACTCATTCATTCTATTGCTTTCAACAGATTGCACAGAACCATCATCAGCTGTTACATAACCACAAGTGATTTGATGTAGACGCATTAACTGTGTAAGCACAGTCATGGTCGTAGTTACTTTACCATTCAATACAGCCATAGCTGCTTTTTTCATTTGTTGATACACTTTCTTTTGATCTGGTGTAAGTTGTATATGTCTTTTGATAAAATTCTTTGGTGGTAAATCCAGGCAATCTTCTTTCAATACCCTGTATGAAAATTCTTTAACAGTATCTGATAACTCACCAAGATTTTTAAATTCACTAACAACCTGTATTGATCGACCACGAAGATGCATAGTTTTCATTTCTGCATAACGATTACGAAACGCGTAGTATGATGTAAAGTCCAATAACCACGGATCAAGGAACTCACACTGACTATATAAATCAAGAGGATTCTTTGTGATAGGCGAACCTGTAAGTATTCTTTTGTATTTAGCTTCTTTACCAACAGCTATTATATTTTTAGTTCTACGAGCTGAAGGTGTTTTAATTGTAGTAGACTCATCAACAGCCATCAAAGCATTGTGACTAGCTACAAACTTTCCTGCAAACTTTCTACCCTTATCTGTACTAAACGCTTCTACATTCATAACTAAAATATGTAATGCAGTCTCCACTTCAAACAACGTTTCAAGTTTTTCTTGTTGTGTTTTTGTGATATTTGGTTGCCACAATACGGTCACATTTTCAATATGATTTGGTAAGTGTGTTGGTAGTTCTTGTTCATACCAAGTTTTAACAACACCTTTAGGTGCAATAATTAAGGCACCATTAATTTTACCTTTGTCGTATAACATAGCAACGTTATCTATTAATACTTTTGTTTTACCTGTACCCATCTCCATAAAGTATGCGTAGTTTTCTTTGTTCCATGACTTTTCTAAAGCAGTCAATTGATGCTTGTATGGCTTTGTTTTAAATTTATAGTTCATAATATTTTCTTCTTTCTAGGGTTGACATATAATCCAGGATACATTATATGTCAAGTCATAATGTCAGAAAGAATAGTTTATGTTATTCAAGAAATACCTGGAACAAGGTATGGTAGACCTAGAATAAATATTTTAGGTGCAGAAGAATTTGGAAAATTAGAATTTTTACTACCAGAATTTTCACAAATAGTTTTTTCACCAGGTCCTCTTATCTTTGAGTTAAGAAAAAAATTAAAAAATTTTAAGAAAGAAGATTACATATTATGCACTGGTGATCCTGCTATCATAGGTATAGCATGTTCTTTAGTTTCTGATATTACAAATGGTAGATATCATTTACTAAAGTGGGATAGACAAGAAGCAAAATACTATCCAATAACAATTAATTTGTACGAGAAAGGAAAAATAGATGACAATTAATTTTGAAGCAGATCAACAAGATGCTATGAAAAAGACTGAGAATATTCAGTCACTTGCAGACCAAGTAGAAAAATTAGAATCATTACAAAGTAGATTACAACTACAAGAGGATAATATTAAAAATACAAAGAAAGAGATTGAAAAAATCTCTGGAGATATTATACCGACAATGATGAGTGAGATGGGGCTAGCAGAGTTAAAACTGCAAGATGGATCTCACTTAAAAGTTTCAACGACGTATCGAGCTACCATAACGGAAGCAAACAAAGAAACGGCGTTTAACTGGCTTCGTAACAATGGACTAGGAGATATCATTAAGAACGAGATCTCGGTGTCTTTTGGTCGTAACGAAGATAACAAGGCAGCGTCTTACGCTGAACTTGCGAAGGGTCAAGGGTTCCAACCGACACAAAAGATGAAGGTAGAACCCATGACTCTGAAAGCGTTAGTC